CCTGTGGCTGATGACTGGTACTCCCACCCCCAACGAGCCGACGGACGCATGGGCACTGGCCAAGCTGGTCAACAGCCCGCACATGTCCAAGAGCTACACAGGTTTCCGAGAGCAGGTCATGACCAAGATCGGCCAGTGGAAGTTTGTGCCCCGCCCGGACAGCGTGGATATTGTGAAGCACGTGCTCCAGCCATCCATCCGCTTCACCCGGGAGGACTGTCTGGACCTGCCGGACACCGTCATCCAGACCCGCAAGGTGGAGATGACCGCAGAGCAGACCAAGCACTACAAGCAGATGGTCAAGCAGCTGGTCACCGAGGTTGCGGGCGGCACGATCACGGCGGTCAACGAGGCGGTCAAGGCGCAGAAGCTCATTCAGATCGCACTGGGCGTGGCCTACGGCGAGCACGGCGAGAGACTGGAGCTGGACTGCGCGCCACGCATCAACGCGGTCAAGGAGGTCATCGAGGAGGCAGGGGAGAAGGTCATCCTGTTCGTCCCGCTGACCGGCACGCTGCGCATGCTGGAGCGTGAGCTGTCCAAGCACTGGACCGTGGCCGTCGTCAACGGTGAGGTGTCGTCATCCAAGCGCAACGACATCTTCCACAACTTTCAGAACGCGCGTGACCCGCGCATACTTATCGCACATCCTGCAACAATGGCGCATGGATTGACCTTGACAGCAGCGTCAACCGTTGTATGGTACGGACCTATAACCAGTAACGAACAGTATGTTCAAGCGAATGGCCGCGTCGAACGCATCGGTAAGAGACATGTGTCGAACGTAGTTCATATAGAAGCAACCGAGGTAGAGCACCGCATCTATGAGCGACTGCAGAATAAGCAGAAGCTACAGGGTGTGCTGCTGGACCTGATAGCCCAGATGGGAAAGGAGTGACATGTCGTTTGAGATCGAGAAGGATGTACCGCTGCCGCAGAAGAACGTGCGGTGGAAGTACCCGTTTGACCAGTTGGAGAAGGGCGACAGCTTCTTCGTCGCCAACAAGGACACCACACAGATGTCCGCACTCTGCAAGCGGGCGAACACGCGCTACGGCGGCCGGTTCGTGACGTCCAAGGCGGAGAAGGGCGACCAGACTGGCGTCCGGGTATGGAGGCTGGAATGAGCTTCACGGTCGAGCAGGTGGTGGAGACTTACCTCAAACTTCGGAGGAAGAAGGAAGCCGTAGAGAACGAGACCAAGGACAAGGTCGCGGACATCAAGGCCAAGATGACCATGCTGGAGTCGTGGCTGATGCAGAAGGCGGGTGAGGATGGCGTGACATCCTTCAAGACCACCGCCGGCACTGCGTTCGTGACCACCACGGACTTCGCCAATGTCGCTGACTGGGATGCTGTGCTCACGTTCATCAAGGAGAACGATGCGTTCGACATGCTGGAGAAGCGTGTGTCCAAGACCGCGGTCCGGGCACACATGGATGAGACTGGTGACGTCCCGCCGGGCATCACCTATGGCAGCAAGATCGGGATCAACGTCCGCAAGGCGTCGTCCGAAGACTGACTAACCCAAAGCTCAGAGAGGAAACCATGAGCAACATCGTACCAACCAATATCCAAATTCCGGCCCACCTCGCACGTCTGGTAGGCCAACCCTCTGCTCTGTCGGCTGCTCTGGCCGGCGGGCTGGGAGGCGGCGCGGAGTACCCGCGCATCTCCATCAAGGGCTCGCGCTTCCGCATCGTCGAAGGCGGGACCGAGACCGTACTCGAAGACACCAAGCTGTCGGTCGTCGTCGTGGGTGCCAACCCCCGTCTGTCGAAGACGTACTACGCAAAGCAGTGGACCCCCGATGCTGAGCCCGCTTCGCCCGACTGCTACTCCTTGGATGGCGTGCGGCCTGCCGCTGACAGCACCGGCCCCCAGAACGACACCTGCGCCGGCTGCCCCATGAACGCTTGGGGTTCCAAGATCACGCCGATGGGTCAGCAGATCAAAGCCTGCGCTGACCAGAAGCGTCTGGCTGTCGTCGCCTCGAACGACCCGACCGGGCCGGTGTACCTGCTGCAGATCACCCCTGCTGCGCTCAAGGGTCTGGCATCCTACCAGAAGGAGCTGTCGGTCCGTGGCATCCCGGTTGAGGCGGTCAAGACTGTCGTGACCTTCGACACTGATGCCAGCTTCCCCAAGCTTGCGTTCAAGTTCGGCGGCTTCCTTGAGGCGGACGAGTACTCTGCAGTGGAGGAGCTGTTCGGGTCAGACAAGGTGATGGAGATCACGGGCGAGAAGGTCGCTGCCGCCCCCGAGGAGGAAGCCCCGGCACCCAAGCCGAAGGCAGCTCCGAAGGCCGCCGCCAAGGTCGCGCCCCCACCAGAGCCGGAGCCGGAGCGGGAAGAAGCGCCTGCACCCAAGCGTGGGTTCGGTGCCAAGGCAGCACCGGCTGCAGTGGAGAAGGCAGAAGCCCCGGCACCCAAGCCGAAGGCAGCCGCCAAGCCCGCCGCCAAGCCCGCTGCAGCAGCACCCAAGGTGGAGAAGGGGGCAACATCTCTGGCGGACGAGATCGCGTCCCTGATGGAGGATATGGATGCAGACGACTGAGCCTAAGGGGGTCACGTTCGAGAAGATCGACGCGCTCCGTAGGCACATGCTCCTCACGCATACTCAGATGGCAAGGTTACTCGGTATATCCCGGGTAACCTACTACAACTGGAAAAGTGTGGGGCGCCCAGCCGAGCGGACCGTCACCAAGACGCGGGCTATTTTGAAAGACCTTCTGCGTGTTATGGTGGAACACGCGTGGCCGACGCCCGCCGTCGTGGCAATGGATCAGGACGACCGGCTCATTGAGCTACAAAAACTGATCCGGGTAGTGTAGGGATGGGGGCTCGGGCCCCCATTCAACCGAGCAGGGTAGGGAAATGGACACAATAGAGTTCTTCGGCCGGGTCCTTCCGGACACCGGTTACTATGTCGCCACGGTCATAAATCCAGACAGACGCGCACAGAAATCGTATGAAACCATAGACGCGCTGGCCAATGCCGTCATCCGGATCGACATCGCAGGTGGGAACGTCTACTACGCAATGTCCTCGTTCGTCGAAGCGGGCAACCGCAAACAGAGCAACGTCGAACTGACCAAGTCCCTGTTCATCGACATCGACTGCGGCGAGGGTAAGCCCTTCGCCGACCAGCGCGAGGGTGCCAAGGCCCTCAAGGTTTTCCTCAAGGCCAGCGCCCTGCCTCCCCCCATGATCGTCAACTCAGGCCGCGGTCTGCACGTGTACTGGCCACTGACCGTGGCGCTTGCGCCTGCAGACTGGCAGCCTCTGGCCGACGCGCTCAAGGAGTGTGCCAAGCACCACGGCTTTGAGATCGACGCAGCTGTCACAGCTGACAGCGCCCGTGTGCTGCGCCCCGTGGGCACTCACAACCCGAAGAACGGGGCCGAGGTGGCGCTCATCAAGGACGCACCGGACAACGACCCCGGCAGCATGCGGTCGGCTCTGGCCCAGTTCATGCACAAGGTCCCCGTCAAGCGGGGCTTCGCTGCGCAGGCCAAGCCTGTGTCCAGCATCACGGCATCGCTTGGGTCCGGCATGGAGTACGAGCCTGCTGTTGCAGGGAACATAGTTGGAGGATGCGCTCAGGTCCGATGGGCAGCGAACAACCAGACCGATGTGGAGGAGCCCTTCTGGTACGCGCTGCTCGGGATCGCCGCCTTCTGTGACGACCCGGAGGGGACTGCCGTTGCGTGGTCAGACCAGCACCCGGGCTACGACTACCCCAAGACCATCCTGAAGATCGAGCAGTGGCGTGGCCGGGCGACAGGCCCAACCACCTGTGCCAAGTTCAAGGACCTGCGCGAGAGCGGCTGCAAGAAGTGCCCCTATGCCGGCAAGATCACCACGCCCTGCCAGATCGGCCGCAAGATGGCCGAGGCCGAGGGCCCCGCTGCAGACGTCATCGACGTCGTCGCCAATGAAGTCCCGCTGCCGCAAGGGTTCAAGCGCACCAAGGCCGGTGGCCTTGCCCAGACCATCGACGAGACCGACATCGAGGTCGTGCCCTTCGATCTGTACCCTGTGAGCTACGGCAAGGACGAGGCTCTGGGCTACGAGGTGGTGCGGTTCCACTGGAAGCGGCCGCACAAGGGGTGGCAGGAGATCAAGTTTCGCCAAGCCTACCTCGCCGACGGGAACCGGGAGTTCCCTACTGCCATCGCTGACCAAGGGATCGTACTCCCGTTCAAAGGTCTGACCGAAAGGTTTCAGTACATGCTGCGTGCATACATGGATGAGCTCCGCAAACTCCGGACTACCACCAACCTCTACACCTCGCTCGGGTGGAAGGAGGAGGACACGCTGTTCGTCATAGGCGACAAGCAGGTCAGGAAGGACGAAGCCGGACAAGTCGTGGTGGAGGATGTGGTCCTCTCCTCGGCAGTCCAGCGGGTCAGCACAGGGATGTATGGCACCAAGGGCACCCACGAGAAGTGGCTCAAGGTCACCAAGCTGATGGAGTTGGCCGGACTCAACGCCCACATCTTCGCCATGGGTGTGTCCATGTCGGCCCCGCTCTACAACTTCACCGGCCTGAAGGGTGGCGTGCTCTCGCTCTACGGCCCGACGGGCAGCGGCAAGTCACTGGCCCAGCTGGCCATGCAGTCAGTGTGGGGCAACCCAGTCGAGTTGCACTTCCAGTCCAAGTACACACAGAACGCCCTGTTCACCCGACTGTCGTTCTACAACAACCTCCCCATGACCATCGACGAGACGACCATGATGCCCGACAAGGAGGTCGGCGACTTCATCTACGGCGTGACGCAGGGCCGGGACAAGAGTCGCCTCAACGCCCGCGTCGAGGAGCGTGATCCGCGCACATGGGCAGCACCTGTGACCCTCTCCACCAACCGCCCCATGAGCGGCAAACTGCTGTCGGCGACCTTCGAGACTGACGCCCAGATGGCGCGGATGTTGGAGCTGTCGCTGGAGAGCGCGGACATCTTCACCAAGAGCACCGATGTTGGGCGCAAGTTCTACGATACGGTGACCCGCAACTATGGCCACGTCGGCCTGCTGATCCTGCAGTGGCTGGTGGAGCTGGGCGCGGCCGCGACCGAGAAGCTGATCGCCGACCACATGGTTGCCTTCGAGAAGAAGTACAAGGTCAGGTTCAGCGGGGAGGAGCGGTACTGGGAGGTCATGGTTGTGCTGGCTGATCTGATGAACAAGGTCGCCAAGGAGCGTGGGTGGGTCACCTACGACTACGTCCCCGCCACAAACTACGCGCTGGAGCAGGCTGGCATGACCCGCCGCAGCATCAGCGCATCCAAGATCGACGAGTTCGATCTCCTCGGTGAGTACCTCAACGAGATGCGGGCAGCGACCGTCATCGTGTCACACGTGGATGGCAGTGACCTGCCCATCTATGACGCACTCAGGCTGCCACGGGCGGAGGTGCGCGTGCGCTTCGACCTGTACCGCAAGACCCTCAACGCCAAGAACGACCGTGGCATCCTGCTGCTCGACAGGGCGCACCTGCGCAAGTGGATGGCAAGCCGGGGCGGCGACTGGAAGAAGTTCGGCGACACCCTTGTGACGGACAACATCGACGCAACACCGGCATCCAAGAAGGCCATCCTCGGCCGTGGCATCCCAGAGCTCAGGTTACCACAGACCTATGTGCTGGGGATTAACATCGCCCACGACCGACTCCGCACCCTCTTGGAGAACGAGGATGCTCGGCCGGAGGCGATGACGCTGGGCCAGTTGCGCTCAGTTAATTGACCGACATGAGTTCCATCATGTTCCGCAGATCACGCTCGGCGGCATCGGGGGCGGACCGTAGCGTCCGCTCCATGACTGGGCGCCGCGCCTCCTTGAGGGCACGTTGGGAGTTCTTGACGAAGTCCCTGATCTCCAGACCAGTGCCCTTGGACCCTGCGTTCCACGTGGCGACTTCCTGTTCTATCTCACGCGCTCGCGCCCTGTCGCCCTCCATCATGGCCCTGATCCATCCAACCCTATAGGCTGTGGTCTGCTCTCGCTGGAAGTCGGTTATGCGCTTGGCCATGCCGATCATCTCGTACTCACGGGAGGGAGCGACTGGGTAGAACCCTAGTACTCGGGCCAGTACGATGCCGGCGTTCATGTCTGGCGAGACGACGTAGCCCCGACGGTCGACGACCGCGCCGTTCTGTATGTAGGTGTAGACGTCACCTGCCGCCCGCATCATGGTGACCGGAGACTCGCGGAGTACGTCTTGTGCATCCACAGTGGCGGTGAATGGAGCCGAGATTGCGGCTTTGGCGAAGGTTCCCGTAGCACCAATCATTCCTGCAGCGGGACCAAAAATTTCCATAGCGGACCGCCATGGATCGGCCCCGGCAATAAGAGCACCTGAACCCGGCAGCAAGTCGCCGAGCGAGGTCTTAGCGGCCACGTCGCCGGGCACGAACTGGTTGACAAGTCCCTGCATAAGGACGGGCGACATCCCGGGGAACACACTGTCCAGCATCTGTGCTGACTCGTAGCGGGCACCCTGCCACCCCGGAATCTTCAGGGTCTGCGCGATGGTGTCGATGACATCTTCGAGGTCTTCTGCGAAGGGCAGGCCTTGCAGACCAGTCAGAATCCAAAGTGACCCCAGCATGAACAACTGCCCCTTCCGGTCCATGTTGGACAGAAGTTGCACAGAAGTGGTGACGAATACCTTGTACATGTAGGCGAAGGACTGGATGCCCGAGCGCCACGCAGGCGGACGGTTAAGGACAGCGTAGTCACCCAGTGTAAGGTCCAGTGCCTGCAACGAAAACTGTGTCGCTTGGTCGTGCGCCTCAGCCTCCGGCTTACCGGCTGCCAATTTGCGCGCGTATTCAAGTCGGTATGCCGCGAGACCTGCAGTCTGTCGCGACGCGCGCTCAAACGAGTTAAACGTCCACATCCACGCGTCGACAGCCTTCTGGGTGGCCCCCCGGGTGACCCGTCCCCGGGCCGTACCGACCAGCGAGTTGGTCTGAGCAGGTGTCAACTTACCGCCGAGGATGCCGTCCTTAAGGAACTGTGCCTCTCTGGCGGACAGCCCAAATTGCTTCTGGAGTTTGTCGCTGGTCTCCACCTCGGCGAAGAACTCGGCAGTATCGAACCGACCATCGACAATGCTGCGCCCGCCCACTTGTACGGCAGCACGGACCATCTCCCTGTGGACGTTACCGAGGCCGAAGCCACCACCAAATGCCGTCTTGCTGTTGTACGAGGCGAGGTAAGGTACGACGTTGGTCTCCAGTGCGACGAAGTTCATGGCCCCCGTTGCAACAGAGCCGCCAAGCTGCACCATGGAGGTTATCGCCCTTAGACTAGATACCCAAGGCTTTGCCCCGAAGTCGGACTCGTCGATGCTTTTGTTACCCTCGACAAACTCCATGGTCTTGGCGGCTTCGCCGTAGAACTGGTTGGCACGATTGGCCGGACCCCCACGGGTCTGCTTTACCATGTGCGCGTAGGCCTCGTAGATACGGCGTGCATCCACCTTGGCCTCGCGGGAGGCTGCAGGGTCTGCGTCCATAGCATCGGCGCGTTCCTTCAGGACCTCTGCCCAGTCACGCCCGGTGCGCGGGTCCTTGAGCTCCGCGTTCCACAACTCATTGGTCGACCGCATACTGCGGTCCATAAGCTCGGACCTGCGCACACGAGTGGCGATCTTGGCCACGGTAGATGCACGGCTCTCGATGTGGCGGGACGCGGCCATGATTACGTCCGGGTCTGCCCCGGGTGTAAAGGCCCGCATCAGGCGGTTACGCGCTGCACTGTTCTGGCGGGTGAGCGCCACGACCAACTGTTCCAACTTCTGGGGGGTCAGATTGATGTCGAACTGGCGGATACCGCGAAGGAACTCGTTGAGGTTTAGGTCCGGAGGCGCGGCCACTGTCTCCAACGCAGTCTCGGGTACAGCCTGCAGCGTCACATTCCCGAGCACGTAGCCTTGCGCTGCGTCGCTGTAGTACATGACCTCGAACGGGGTGTTACCAAAGGCCTCGTTGGCCTTGCCTGACATCTCCACAGCCTCCGACAACGAGTCAAACTGGGAGTAGACCAGTTGCTCCCGGTAGGAGTCCTTGACCTGTACTGGCTTGCCGCCGACAAGGGCCACGACGCGCATCTGGAACCGCCCCTCCCGCAGGATAGGAACGTACCCGGTGAACAGCGTGCGCTTGGTGTAAGCGTCTGCGTCTTGGTTGGCGATCTCGGCAGTGATGATCTGCTTCACCTTGTCTTGCACTGCGAACTTGTCACCCTTGAGGGACAGGCGCTTCCGGAAGCCTTCGAGCTTGGCGATAAGGTCGTCTGCGGTCGGGGCGTCCATGGTAGCCGGAAGCTCCCGGCGCAGTCTCTTGGTATCTTTTCCGTCCTCCTGCAGCATAAACTTCCGTGGCTCCACGAGCAGCTTACGGAGATCACCGAAGCGGTCCGTCTCCTCCCCGATGAGTGCCATGTTCGTCATCCGCAGCACATCGTTGGCGTAGGTCTGGTAGTCAGAGTCGAGTTTGGCGCCGCCGGATTCGCTCACAGTGACGTCTGCGGTGTACAGGTTGCTGTACGTCTCGGCCACTGTCACAATCGCCGCCCGCTCATCTGCGGTCAGTTCGCCATCTGTAACCGATTGCGCCAACTTGCGGAACATGAGGTCCCGGTTGTCGATGAGGCTGCGGTAGTGCGCTTCCAGAAGTTCAAGTTCAATTCCATCCATGGCCTTGCGAATAGACTCGTAGCTACGCCATTCAGTGCTGGTTTCGGTTAGGCCCTCGACCCCCTCGAACCGCTCCTTCTTCTTGACGGTCTTGCCGCCTTCCTCGAACTCGACATTGTAATCGAATCCGTCGCGCATCTCCGCCAGAGTGCGGGTGCCGCTCTCCTTGAGGCGCTCGATCTCGGCGGTGTTGGGGACCAGCTTGTTGTTCTCGATCCGGAACAGCGGCACCCGGCCGAGGTCGCCATTGGCGGCAGCGTAATCAGAGACGCCGCGACGCAGGCCCGCCATGAGCATGTTGCTCACCGTACTCCGCTTGGCGTTGGAGATACCGCCAAGCTCGCCGTACACTGCGCGGCTGAGGGCCACCCGCATCATCTCGTTGTACTTTGTCTTGAGCGACATGGAGATGTCGCGGGCCTGCTTCAACGAGTCGTCAAATGCAGCGGACCCGGGGTTAATTCGCGCACGGTAGTTGGTAAGGCTGAGCACCTGAGCTTTGAACCGATCTAGCGCATCGATCGTGTTGATGCTGCGGGCCTTGATGAAGTTCCACGCTTCGCCGAAAGACTGCGGGGTCACACCCAGAGTGTCGCGTGTCAGTGCCACTTCGATGTTCACGTCACGCAGGGACTTGCCGGTTGAGAACCGACCGGTATCGCCTGAGGTCTCCACGTTGTGCAGGCGCTGACCCACGGACTGTGCATCGAAGGTGACCCCCGTGCCATAGCGCACGTAGCGCCGAGACTGGTCGAGTAGGTAACGGGTCATCTCGTCGCCATACCGCACACCGAGCTTACTCAAGATGCCCTTGAGGGCGTTCCACACTCGGGCCACGAGGCTGGTGTCCAGCACAGCGGCGTAGTCAGAGAGGTATTCTTCCACAGCCTCGGCTCTGGAAAGACCGGGACGCGTAGCCATGGCTGCGTCGGCTGCCCGTGCTACGCGCTCGTCAAGATTGTACGCAGCCTCCATCAGGGCATCAAACTTGCCAGCAGGCATGACCGACCGCAGGCCGTAGTGGCCCAGTGCCTCGTGCGCGAGGACGAACCGGAGCTGCTGCTCAGTGCCAATGCGATCGGAGAAGATGATCACCTGCCCGTCACCAAAGGAATACCCCATGGCGGCTGCGGTATCGAAGTCACCCTGCGGGCGGGCTGCCACGGCGCGGGCGTAGAGCTTCGGGTTCTTGGCTTTGAGGTCAGCTTGGTTCCGAACTACGGTGACCGTCGGTTTGCGCGCCAGCTTTGTTACAAAGTTGCGCACCAGAAGCTGCACCCGGCCGGGTGCAATCGGGGTGATAGGCTTGCCGTCTAGGTCCACGACCCCGTCGATGGTGTTCCAGTCGGCGAGCGAGAACCCGCCAGACTTGATGAACTGAGTCCCCTGCGGGGTTCGGGCCGTGTTGGGGAGGTTGTTGGCTTTGGCATACGAGAGCAGAAGCGGCCCGCCTTCACCAAATGTGGCGTCCGGGGCTTCTCTGCGGACCAAGACAGCCAGTGCGCGGAAGTAGCCTTGCCAGTCTCCTTCGGGTGGTGTGCCCGAATTGACCGCCGTAATTAGGCTGGTCAAGTCTAGAACAGCGTCGTTTCCCCCCGTGAGGTCGGCCAACTTCCTCGCGGCATAGACTCCCTCAGCGATGGACAGCGCGGCCACACCTCTGGTCATGCTGTTTGCTTCGAGTACACCCCGCGCCAACTTCTTGAGTTCAGTTGGGGTGTCGGGGTGATCCGTGACGAAGAGCAAGTCCACTGCTGCATAGAGTTTGTCTCCCTGCATAGGCGCTGCTGGCGGCATCAATTTCTGTTCGAGGTCCGCGATGCCCTCCTTTATGCTGGCGTACGTCGAAAGCGACTCGCGTGCGGCCGCGGTCAGCGGCCTCGGCTTGCGTCCGCTCGGTTTGGGCGTCTCTGCGGTGGTCTGTACTTCGGGTGCGGGTTCGGGTGCCGCTTCCGGTGCCGGCTCAGGTTCAGCCACGGGTGCGGGTTCGGGTTCGGGCGTGGCTTCGGCTGTTACTTCGGGTGTGGGTGCGACCACTGGTGCCGCCTCCACCACGGGTGTGGGTTCAGTAACAACGGGTGCGAGTGTGACCACGGGCTCAGCCTGCGCCTTGCGCCCCCCGCCTTTCACGCCCGATGTGAGCGTCCCACTTCTGCGGCCGGGACCGGGACTTGTTGTTGGTCCCGTGTCGGCTGGCGAAGTAGTGTCAGGCGGAGTGGTGTCGGGCGGCGTCTGGAACGGTTCACCGAGTTTTCTAACAGCGTCGGCCTTGGTGTCTGCATACAGGTTTGCGCCTGTGTCGATGTTTACCCAGTCTGTCAGGCCCATATTTGTTGTCTTGGCGATGCGGACGAGGGACCCGTCAGGCAGCGCCACTTCGTGCATCGGAGGACCAGCCGGATCGTCGAAGTCCTTGTACGGCTTGCCCGCCACAGCGACTGCCTTTTTTGTCGTCCGTGCTTCTTCGAGCGCAACTGTCCTTGCACGCTCACGCGCTGTTTCCGCACCTTTGGCCTTAATGCTTTCGGCGGGCGCAGTAGCAGGCGCAGGACCAAACTTGAACCGACGCGCCTGCGCGTCAAAGTGCGCCTTGCGCTCCAAAACGAGCCGCTCCCACAACTTGCGCCCGTCAGCCTGCAGTGTGGGAGTCGACTGCAGGGTTATGCCACGTGCAGCGAGGTCGTCGCCAAGGGCGACATAGGCGTCGTAGCCCACCCCACGCCGGGCGCCTTTGTCGCGCTCCACGAATCCGACCTCCGCAGTGGTCCCGTCGACTGACAGCGCAAAATTCTTGAATGGTACGCGTTTCCCGTCCTCAACCACTTCGATGGTAGCCACGCCCGACTCGATGGCTTGATCGACTCCGGAAATTTGTAGTCCCGAAACTGCTGGCTCTACTGCCTCAGTCGGTGCCGCGGGGACAGCACGCTGGTTGCCACGTAGCAACAAAGCGCCCGGCCTTGCCTCCACCACAGGAGCCATCATGGATACTGTGGGTGCGACATTCATCCGCTGACGCTGGGTCAGTAGGGCTTGACCCATAGGGGTGCCGGCAGCCGGGGCAGGCTGCACGCGCTGGCTAGGAGCCAGTACAAGTGGACCACCACCCACGCGCTCGCTAGGGCGCAGCACCAGCGGAGGCTGCGAAGCGGCCGCAGCAGGTTCCGAGCCTTGCGTAGGCAACGGACGCGCCCGACGCGCGGCAAGATCAGGCATCCCAGCCGGCAGGTCAAGACGACGCTGGCCAGCGATTGGCATCTGTTCAGTCCGGGTGGCCGGGATCGTGGGTATCCCGCGCAAAAGCGACCCCATACCTGTCGGAATGTTTGGGGTGTATTCGAGTTGCGGCTGCGAGACAAACTCCTGCGCAGTCTGCGGCAGTCCTGTCAGGTCTGTACCAAACATGTTTGCGGACGGCTCGGTGTAGGCGAGCGCAGGCGCTGCCTTCTCTGCCGCCTGCTTTGCACCGGCGTCGGTG